ATGATTGGGAATTAAGATTGAAGACTGGTGAGGAAACTGATCACCTTAGAGACTTGCAAATACAAGGAGTTGAAATCCAGAATATGCAAGCATTACAAGCGATGGGATTTGATATTACACGAACTCATACTGGCGAATTCAAGGTATCGAAAGATACGGCATTTAATGCAAAAGATATGTTGCAGATGGGTGCAGAGCAAAAGCAAGGTAGAGGTAGGGGAACAGCAGCACCTGAGGAAGACACACAGGATTTCGAAGGGGAACCAAGCAGTAGACTGCCTACAGATGTGGGTGGAATTGGACAAGGACATCCTTCAAGTGGAAGTGGAACTTCTCTTAGTAGGAAGTCATTTCCTGACGGTATTAATCCCAAGAACTACGAAATTGTCAAAAATACTCTGCAAACGGCAGTTGATTTTGGCTGGACAAAATCAAAGACTGTAAGCGAACTGCGTAAGAATGCAGCGATGACAGTAAGAAGTGCCAGAGAATTAGTTAAGAATGAGTTTGATAGTGTAAGGAGGTGGGAAGATGGTAAAGAAGAATGAGCCCAAAAAGTTTATTATTAAAAAAGAGGAAACGAAACCGAAAGAAAAGGCTACTATAAAGATTAACGTAAAGGAAGTAGATGTATACAAGGCAGCAGAACCTAAGGTAGTTAAGGAATCAAAGCCTAGAGTTGTTGAAAAGATAGATTCCGAGCGTATTGAACTAGCAAAAACACTTATAGAGACTTGGAATAGGATAGGAGTTGTTGTACATGAAAATTCACATGATAAATACACTTTAAATAATATGTATATCATATTAGAAAACGCATTAAAGAAAATGTTGTTGGCACATAAGTAATGGCTACAAAACTCAATGTTGATGATGGTGGGCTTGCTATTGGTAAAAAGCTCTGGAAAACTCATCAAGATAACGAATATACGCACGTAGATAACTATAAAGAAGCAATTTGTCTTAATTGCTTCAAAAAAGATGCTGCTGCTGCAACTATCGCTGATATTTGTGGAGAATGTGCTGGAAAACGTGGTAGAGAACCTTTACTGGTTAAAATAGCTGATAAGATGTATGGATTATGTTTTTTTTGTGGTAAACATAAATTTGGCATAGAACAGATTAATGCAAGATTTTGTAGGGGATGCCACAGAAGAATAGCTAACGTAACAAAGGAATATAACAAAAAGGGTGGTATGTTTAATGTTGATCCATTTTGGCTTAGTATGAAGAAGAAATTAGGTAAAGATTGGAAAGCATTAATGTCAAATCCATCAAGTACTAGAAGATAGTTACTTTAAGATTAAATTTATCCTATTTGATGTAAAATCGTAATATCTGTACTTGTAATTTATTTTTGCTGTCTTATTTGGCTTATCACCATAAAATCTTCCAACCCTAAAGAATAAAACTGGTTTTCTTAATTTTCTTGGAAATATTTCTATTATTTCATCATTAGCGTTATATGCTATTTTACCATCTACTATTAGTTGTTCATCACCTTTTTTATAGTATGCAACTTCTCCTGCATAAAAATGAACTATAGACCTGTTTAATTGTGGTTTTGCTGCTTCTTCTGTAAAATTTGTCACAACCCATAATTTTTTATCTTCAGTAACATACATATCTTTTATTTTTGTCTGAAACATCTCTAATTTTGCTTTATCGCCATATCTCAGCTTGTACTCCTTTAATGTGTCATACACATAAAATGATGTAGCCATATATGGTATACAAAATACTTATTAATTAACGTTTCTAATTCAGTTTATGAGGAAATGTAAGTGTGGTAAGAAGTTATACGGTTATAGTGATGGTAGGCATGAAGTATATGTCTGTTATAGCTGTGGTAAGTTTGTAGGTCACGCAAATGGAGATGCAGAGTTTGCAGCGATGGTCTTAATGAACCCCCACTCAATATTAGGCATGATTAAGGAAAAATTCCTTAGACCACACAAGTAAATTTATATACGTTCCATATAATTTAATTATATGACAATGCTAAAACCCACTGCTAGGATAGGTGGAAATTTCGGTATATCGTTTTTCTCTCCTTTAGTAGGTGGTAATGTTGCTGAATCAATTTATGATATAGGATTAACTTTTGATATGTCTATTGTTATTGCTTTTATCTCTGCTATATTTGTAACAGGTCTATCTATATCTAAGGAAGTATCAGAGTGGGGTAAAAATGGTAAAAGCAAAAAATAAGAAAAAATGTGATTGGGTAAAAGAACTGACAGACTCATTCCTATTATTGACATAAATACTTAAATACAGGATTAGAGTGGTCTTGTTATGGTAGAAGCATTAGTATTAGTAGCAGTCGCTTCAATTATTGGAGCTGGGCTAAATACGCTAAGGGGTTATTTACACAGTAAAGAACCTTATAGTGCAAAGAAACTAGCAGGATCAGTTATCATAGCAACATTTGCAGCTTTGGCATTATCTCAAAACATAATTGTCGAAGGTCTGACTGAATCTGGGGTAGTTCTTATAGGTCTAGTAACAGGATTCGCAGCAGACTTCGCTATAACAAAAGCAAAGAAATAGGTTAACCCCTCTTTTTTTTTAATATTTATATATAGTAATGGTTAATGATTAACATGGTAAATGATCTGTTTTTCAATAGACTGGTAACGAAGAATATGCAGCCTATTCATGGAGATGAAAGATTCTTTGAGGGATATCTAACAGTTCAGATAAAAGACAAGCAGGGTGAAATTACAGTTGTTGATGAACTCTATAAAGTTCTTCCTATATGGATGGACAGGGGAGCACCAATTTCAGATACTCATAGTAATAGAATTATAGGTAAGGGAATAAATTATTCAAAAGATACATACAAAGATAAGGATGGAGAAGAATACCCAGCAATTAAGATAACAGGTAAGATACACAAGGATTATGAATTAGATAATGAGATATGGAAGAAGATTAAATCAGGAGAGTATAAGGGATTATCATTCGGAGGAGCCACGAAGTCTGACAGAGACCCTGTCAGGATGAAAGATGGCTCCATTGCTTATTCATTAAAAGATTTGGAACACTATGAGGTTGCAGTATGTGCTGACCCAGCAGTTCCACTAGCATTAATTACTGACTACAATCCAGTTGCAAAATCTGCTACCAACGCAGAGGTAAGAGAAGACGGTAAGATGATTATCAAATGCGATAAGTTTGGTTGTTATGTTTCAAAGGTAAGTATAGATCAGAAAGATGATGACGTTTCACAAAATAAGAAAATAGGCAGAGCTGTTGCAAGCTGGTCATCGGTGCCAGCAGATAACACAGAGAGATATTTAAAAGAGGTTGGTAATAAAACTAGAAGAATAAAACCATGTGAAAATTGTGGAGCAAAAGATCAGATTGTTGAAGGACAAGGAAAGGATGGAAAATGGCATAGTTATGCAGAAACAGATGTGGTTGATGGAAAAAGAATAGATATATGTCCAACTTGCAATAGAGCTAAAGTTGAACGAGAACTGTCACAAATGGATCCAAAACGATATGGTGGTAAATCTCCAAAAGATGATGTAGGTAAAGCAGATAATATTACAAAACCAATACCTGATGGCAAGGGTGGTAAAGGAGACTTTGACCATTGTGAAGAAAAGAATCAGGATAAGAATGATCCTGCTGCGTTCTGTGGTGCTATTCAACATAAATTAGAAAAGGCAATAGAAGCAGGTATGATACAACAAGTTGCAAAAGATGGATTAGAAATATTTTTGACTAAAGAGGAATTAAACAAAGTATGTTCTGGTTGTGGTAAAACACTGGCAGAGCATGGTATTGTTAAATATGATCACTCTAATTCTATGGGAGACCAACACTCTATGTATAATCAAAATACTGGAAGAGAGACATGGGTAGGTCAAGGATTACCACAGCCTACCGTTGAAGGTAAGGATGACCATCCAGCAGAGAGAGGTCTAACTATCAATGGTGATGCTAGACAGAATAGTGGTAAAAAAAAAGTTAAGAAGACATTAACATCAATATTTAAGGAAGATGATAAGTGGGAACCTAAGACAGATGAATATCAATATAAAAAAATGGGAAAAAAACCACCCAAGAAAAAGAAACCATTAATGCCTGCATCAACTACCAGAGCAGAATTAGATGCTGATGAAGATTATCAAGACTGGATGGCTGAGGGAGAATCAGAACATTATTACAATGATATGGAAAATGAATTTCAGAGTTTATCTCAGGGTGATGACCCTGATAAGGATAAGAAAATTGATGCACTTGGTAGTGCAGGAACACCAGCCAATGTTGTAGCACAACAAAGAAAACAACAGAGAAAAGTAGAAGAAGATCTTAAACGATCACCAGACTTTTTTGAAGATGAAAAGCAAACTAACAAAGGACGAAC